TTGTAGTGTGCCAATATGTCGCGTCGCATCCATCCGTCCCACTCGTGTCCCGCGGCGATCGTGCGTCCAATGTAAATGTCGTCTAGAATCACGTGAACCTTGTAGCGTCCGTTATCGACAAGTCGGGTATCGAACGTCATCTGAAATCTCGATTTATAATAATTACACATCTGAGGCGCGTTCCTGCTCTTCGAGTTGTCGCGCGTTCGCTACGAGGAAGAGGTAGGGCATGACGCGAAGGATGTCCCTCCACTCTTTGTTGTTTTCGACGTAAAACTTTTGAGGGTCGGCGAGTCCTTCGGTGAGGATCTCTTCCGCGCGTTTCATGTGAAACTTGGCTTCCTGTACGCAATACCTAGTATATTTGTCCATTACTACAAATCGAGTGTCTATTCTTTAACACGTCGGAACGTATTGCCACTGTAAGTCGGCGCATATGAGTTCCCAAATTTTGTCCTGCACCGACAGTTTTTCTCGACTCTTCAGCAGGCTAAAGTATGGCAGCAGGTGATCCTCCTCGAGGAGTTCCAAACACTTGTACGTGACGAAGGAGTACGACAAGAAATTTTTGCGGTTAGGCGCCACCTTCGCCACGTGTCGATCGAACGGTTCTTGGATGAGTGCGAACATTTGTCTGAGCCGTTCTTCGAGTTGCTGACTCAGTTTGGGTGGCTGGACGCCGGTGATCATGCTACATATGGTCGGAACGTGTTCGAAATATTTATTGTATCGACACTTTTTCAGGATCGCTCGCACCCGGGTCTGTGTGATTTCATCGCACGAGTTGATTTTCATCTTCTTCAGTTCGGCTCGCACGGCGTCGATGACCTCGTCGGGTATGCGGGTCTGCTCTTGGGCTTGGAACGCCGAGATGTATTCGTTGAAATGGTTCTGACGTTTGTACGAGTACACGACGATCTTGGACGTCTCCTGCTCTTCCCGGAACGTGAGCTCTTCACTGATCAACTGTTGCTTACACACGGTGCCACACTTTTCACACACCAACTCGCTCGTGTCTGGGAACCACACGAGTTTACTCTCCGGATCGTCTTCGCATCTAGGGCACTGATCGTGTATGCGTTCCGTCGGACGATGCAGATTTTCGCGTTCGACGTCTATGAGATAGTCCAAGTATATGTCTTTGCGCTGAAGACCTTTGGTTTCGGTCACGTTGAAGATGTTGTCATCGTTCGTCGTGCTCGTCGTGCAGTTGTCTTCGTCGTCGTCGGCGGCGTACGCTTTCATGAAGGGCATGCACTTGATGATGTATTCGCTCATGGCATTCTCGTGCTCCTTCTTATTGATGGGATCGTTCGCGATCAGGTCTTGATACTCCGCGATCTTCCTGTCGTAGGAGGTTAAAAAATTCCCATTCATGTTAAAGTAAATGATCTTGAATCTTTTAACTTACGCGTGGGCGATCTATCGTCGCGTGACGACCCCTCGAGATTATGAGATTGACCGCGAAGACCTCGAGTATTACGTCGACCCGACCATTAAGTACGACATCGACGACTCCTTTTGGGAACGTGAAAGTCAGGACTGGAAATCGCTTCATGCTCTTTACTCGGACGTTCGCGGGAAAAAGTACCGGAACACGGACGTGCCTCAGTGCGTGACCAAACTGCTCGTTCGAATCAAGTACTGGTACCACGGACACAAGTACACGTTCATCACGGAAGACATCAATTTCAAGTTTCCGCCCGAGCAAAGGAAGGGCAGCATGATGTTCACCGTCCCCATCGTGCGAGCCACCCTCCTCGACCACGACGACAAACCCGTTCGAGACGTCACGAACAAAATCGCACGCGCGGCGGGTCCGAGATATAACTTTCACGATCAACAAGTCGCGATTCGAGACGTGTTGTTTTTCGACGAAGACGTGTTGAACAGTGATTTTCCGAAAATTAAAGTTACAAACGCAATCGGTCAGAGTTCGACGTCGTCGACGCTCACCGATACCACTACGGATCTGTTGCGATTTTGCTAGCCAAGTAGAACGATAATGAACCAAGACAAGCCACGTTATACACAATCTTCAGAAACCGATTTTCCTTTTCCTGCATGAGTTGCATAGAACTGCACATGCTGGCACTCTTGGCGAAGATGTTCAGGTATTTCAGAGAGAACAGACCTGACAATTTTTCATCGATGGTCTCGACAGTCTCGATCTCCGTGTCTTGGGACGCAAAGTCACCTTCGCACTGAAACCGAATGTGATTCTTCTCGCGTGTGATCACTATCTCACCGCTCGAGACGTGGTTCATGTCTCTGAGCAAGCGCTGAAAGTCCACGCTCGGAAGGGTGGTGATGATGTTCATGGAGATCTCCGGAAGCGTGATCCGAGACTCGTTGATGTCCAACAGTTTCAGCGCGAACTCGGTCTTGCTCTTTTTATCTTGCGATTCGATCGTGATGTTTAAAAACTCCTTACTGTCGATGGCGAGTTTGAGCACGTCATTACTCGAGATCGTCTTCAAGAGTTTGAAACAATTCGCGATGTTCACGCCGGCGATTATCTCTTCCTCGTCGCACACGTACTCTTCGAAATTCGAGGCGTGTAACTGGAGGTCGATGAGCGACGTGCGCGCCGTGTCGAGGCACGTGATGAACATACCCGACGGGCGGAACATGATGTTCGTGTCATTCAAAATATCCTTCAACGTCTCGAACGTCGACTTAAAGGCGCTCGCCTGAACTGTGGTCAATCGCATCGGCATGATTCCTACATTCGTATGGAGTTCATTTCTTTATGTCTGATACTGAGAAGCATGGACTTGCTTTTTGATTTTCGCCTCGATCTCCGGTGTCATAGGCGCCGCCAGGGACGTGCCGTAATCGTCAAGAGAAAACAGATCACCGACACCGTCGTCCTCGCCGTCGATGCTCACGCCACACGTCCCGCGTAACGAACAGTTCTCGATCTCGTCGGGAGGGAGCAAACTCCTCAGCCAAGCCTTGATTTCCTGACCGACGAGAAATTTTTGGTTCTTCGTGAGCAGGGTCGGCACGCGGTTGATCTGACCTCTGTAGTGCGGAGGGATCGGCTGGACGTGAATGTTGTGATAGCTCACGAGTGGCTTCAGTGCGGGATTCTTCTGAATGAACGCGATGATGTCTTTGCAGTGTTCACACTTTGGACTGTAAATGAGGAGGGACATGCTACTCTGATATATCGATTGAGATTTTCTCAAAAAAATTTCACGCATTAGGTTATAATGAATTGGTGGGTCATCGCACTCATCGTGCTCGTCGTGTACGCGCTCACCACAATGAAACCCAGCAGGACAGAGGGATACCGCGAGATGTTCGGGTTCGCCGGACATCAAAAGCGCGAACAGATTCGGTTCAAGGATCCAGTGTACAACGTGTCGTCGCTCCGAGAGACCGAAGCTAAGGTGACGAATGATATCATGAATGAACTCGTGACGAAGACGCTCGCGGAGATTCAAAACCGCACGGGTGCGTGCTGTCACATCATCGAGACCACGGCGTTGAAATATTACACCGGGGTCAACAATGTCTACAAGGTGCAGTTCATGTGCGTCGAGACCGGCGGTTTCCCGTACGCATTCTCGGTCGCGGCGACCTTGGTTATGAAGGGTGACACCGCGTCAGTGCTCTCCTTGCGTTCGCAACCGCTGAGTTCGGAGTCTCCGTCCAACGTCGATGCATTCGAAAACGCCTCCGGGTCTGGGGCTGAGTTCATCGATTTCGAACTCGTTCAGGACATGGAAGCGATCAACCTCGACAGTGAGTTGAATGCGGTGAAAAATAAAGTGGTTCAATAATTAGAAATGCTCTTGGAAGAGATTCGCAAGCTCGACGAAAAGAAGCTCAAACTCAAGAAGGAGCTGTACAAGAACATTTACGCCCAGTTCGAGCGGAAGATTCGCCGTGCGGTCGAAATGGGACAGAAAAGTATAGTGCTTCGCGTGCCAGCGTTCGTCGTCGGGTATCCCCCGTTCGACGTGGAGGCGGCGACGCGTTACATGCACAGACAGTTCACCAGGGGTGGATTCGTCGTTCAGACGGTGACGACGGCGGATTTACTCGTGTCTTGGGAGGTTCGGAAGAAAAGAGCACAGAAGACGAATGTCTCGGATGACGACGACCTCTCTGAATTCCCTTCGCTCATGAATCTCCGCAAAGTGGCGAACCAGTGGAGGAATGCGTGATCCCAGGACTTTTTATCTCTTCGAGAACATTAGTAAAAATGGACATCAACGTTCTCGTCGAGGCGAAGCGTGAGTACACGAACCAACTCTGTCTGATCATGATTCCTCATTTGATCACGACGTTCCAAGACATGTACGAGGAGGCGGTGCGGGAATCGAAAAATCGCAAACCGCTCATTATGTTTCAAAAGTATTTGAAGGAAGTTCCGAACTTTTCTTCGAGCATGTCCCAGAAACACGCGTCTGAGATCACCTCTCGGTGCAGCTGGTTCAACGATTTACTCGCCGCGGTCTTCGTGTCGAGTGTGAAAATCTTGTCGTCCGTGCGTCTTCGCCCGGAGACCGGGAAGAAAATCTCCGTCAAAGTTCCCACGGAGGAGGTGTTCGTCCAGAGCGTGTTGAACGCGTGTGCGAAGAACTTGTACCGCGATCCGTACATTTACCACGAACAAATGTCCGAGTACGACCGCGACGATCAATTGACTAAGAGATACACGACAGCGATCGAAGACACCATCAAGGATTTATTGCCCGTGCAGCAGATTCTCAGCACGTACATGCAAAACGACACCACGGGCGATGACAGGGAGATCGATTTGGGTGCGGAGGTTCAGGACGAAGACCCAGAAGAGGTCGAGGATGAACCGGTGACGACGGAGGAGCCATCCCCAACCGAGGAGACACTGCCGTCCGCCCCAGAAGACCCGGTTGCCGCCGCGCCCCCCACGGCGGAGCTTGACGAACAACCTCAGTTGCAAGAATTCAAAGACATTCACGGCGTTCCACCCGACGACGAGTGTGAGGAGCCTCCAGTGCCCGCACCGTCCCCTGCCCCCCCTGTCATGGAGGAGCCGATGCCAGTGGGTGTGCCACAGTCCCTGTTCGACGACGCCCCCGACACGCGCGTAAAAAAACCTAACTACATGTAAAAGGATGGAACTCGGCGAAGCGCTTCGAGACCCGATGTCCGCTGCGGTCATCGGCGGTTTGATCACGGCTGGTTACATTCACGTCAAGGCGAAAATGAACAACGAAGGTGCGCTCCAGACGCACCAGTACACGAAGCCCGCGGTACTCGTGGCACTCCTCGTGTATTTTATCGTCAGTCAGGGTATCGGTGCGAAGGAAACTATTAGCACTGAACCATTTTAGACTTAAAGAGTTACACGTAATTGAAATCACAAAACGCAATCATGGCGTCCGTTGGTGCCTTTGTGCAGATGATGGAAGATTTCCTCGGCGAACTTTCTCAGCTTTTCCCGGATGAAAAGGGAATTTCAAAGTTCAACACCCAGTTCGATCTTCTCAAAAGTACCAACCCAAGAAAATGCGTCGAGACGTACATGAACGGCATCGCCCCGTACGTCGGTAAAATCACGTCGAAAGACGACTCGTTGTTTCAGGAGCTCGAAAAGAGCGAGTACCTGAAGGATCTCAATCTCTCCAAGAATTGGTCGTCGATCAGCGAACATTCTAAGGGGTGCATCTGGCAATATCTGAGCACGTTGTACATGCTCGGCACCACCATCGTCAGCATTCCCTCAGAGACGCTGTCGGCGATCGAAAGCATCGCCAAGGATTGCGCGACGAAGATCGAAGAAGGCGAGGGCGGACTCGATCAGGATGCGTTGATGAAGGCGATGAGTAACATGCTCGGAGGCATGATGAAGCCTCAATAAATAAATCTTAGTGTTATGTAATATGACTACCTGGTTCGAGTCACCTAAGGAACTTGTGAGAGCCGATCGCGTGTCCCAATTCTGGCCAAACTCTAGTCAGCACCCAGCCGATCGCGTGAACGCTGCGAGTCGATTCATCATCTACGCCACGTGCGTGCTCTATCTCATCAGACGGGACGTGCGCATTTTCGTCCTCGGTGCCACGTGTTTGGGTGTTCTGTACGTCATGTACAGGAACGACATGGTGACGAGTCCGATCGGCTACCCAACGACGTCCGGTGAGAACGATCATTTCGCATGCGAGATGCCGACCCCAGATAACCCTATGCAAAACGTCATGATGCACGAATACACTGACAAGCCGAATCGCAAGCCCGCGTGTTACTACCCAACCGTGAAACCGTTCGTCGACAGAATGATGGACGACACGTTCAAGTTCGGTCCGGGGCGCAGCAGAACGCCGCTTCCGGAGTACCAGAAGCGTTTCGCGGCGCGTCAGTTCGTCACCGCCCCCGTGAGTAGCATACCAGGAGACCAAACCGCGTTCGCCGAGGCTTTGTACGGAAGCAAGGGTGGTCCGATGTGTCGTTCCCACCCAGCCGCGTGCAGCCCGGACATGCGAGGGGTGCAATTGGAAGCGTTCAGCGGTCTCCACTCCAGTGGTAGTGCGCGTCGATAAAAAATAATAATCACGTACTATAACATATGGCGCAACAACTCCAGCCCGGACTCAAGCTCGTGGACGACGCGGGATCGCTTCCGGCGCAACCGGCGACGGATTCCTTCTTCGCCTATCCCCAAAGCAGTAACGTGAACTACGGCGTTCGCCCCAACGCGTTCTTGTATGGCACCGCCCCGGCGATGTTCGGTAAGGGTGCCCCGGCTCGATACATCGAGACGGACGATGAGCTTCGTCCGCAGAGCACGAAGACGTTCAACAAGAAATTCGCGGAACCGTACAGACAGCAATTGCACCCGTTGATGAACGTCGATTGCAAACTCCCTTTGCGAACGATCGATTTTGAACCGGCGAGCAGTCGCGCGGAACTCCAGAACAACCTTTTCGATCAGCGATACCAAATTAGAAAATAATAATGTTGCCAAGTAATAACAGATGGCAGACCCCCTGTCTCTCCTCGCAGTGGCAGCCCTGGTCTACACGGGACGACAGTTGTCCGAGAAATCGGAACCGACCCAGAAAGCACCGGAGCCCCCGCTTCTCCAAGAAGAGCCCGAACCAGAAATCGAAGTGGAAGATGGTTTGGATTTTGACATCGGCAAGCGCGAGATGGGCAGCTTCGCCACGATCGCACCACAAAAGCGCAGCTCTGGTGGTGAAATGCTCGAGATGCGCAATCGCATGTATGACACCGGACGAATGGGTAACGTCAGTCCGGTCGAACGTCAGTTAGTCGGTCCGGGTCTTGGGTTGGACGCCAACACTCCGGCGATGGGTGGGTACCAACAACTCTTCCGGGTGATGCCCGAGAACGTCGGCGCGTACAGACTGACGACGCTTCGCGGTGGCACCGGTCCCGCCTTCGATCACACCGGTGGTCGGGCGTCCCAACCGTCCATCGTCCAAAACAACCGACCGGAGAAGACGGCGTTCCTTCCGGATCGCTTGCCACCGACCGCCGGTCGTGCCGCCGTCAGCGCCGCCGTGGTTCGAAGCGAACACGAGAAGACCAAGCGCACGACGAACCGGTCACAAACCGGTATGCGCACGGACGGGTTGGACAAGGGCGCGGCGAAGCGTTTCATCAGCGCCCAGACCGTGCCCCAACTCCCGACGCGATTCAAGACCGACGCCAACACCGATCCGTTCTGGCACGTCAACAATCCTCAACCGGGTATTCACTCGTTCCACGGTGGTTACACGGTGTCCCCGGCGGCGCGCGCACAGGCGAAGACGAACGAGGAACTCATGCGTTTGGGTATGCGCCCAGAAGACAAGCGCGGGATGTCCGGTCGCACCGGCAATCCGGGTCGCATGAACGTTCGAGGACACCCGTCCCAACAGGGTGGTGCCCTCACCACCGTGCGGGCGGACGTCAATTCCGGGCGTTTCAACGCCCCGAACGGTGGATGGACACAGGATTACAAGCGTCCGATGTTCCAAGACCTCAACGCGTACAAGGGCAACGCCAATCCGTACGCCAGCGCGCACTCGCTCGATCTCGCCAAGCGTCAACTGTCGAACAATCCGTTCGCACACACCCTGTCGGCAAATTAATTATTCGGTCATTGTAACATGTTTGAGTTCGTGACTCGATATTTTCAATCTCATCCAACTTTTTACACTCGATCTCTGAGCTACATCTTCGGCGAGTGAAGCGCCTAACATTTATAATCTCCCTAAATGTTAGATGGATCACACAGTAGACATCGACAGCGGTGAACGCGATCCCGTGTTGTACAGCACGCCGAGCGATTACGTCGTGTCTTTGAAGACACCTCTGTACGACGTCACGAAGATCGAACTCGTGTCCGCGAGGATTCCGCACCAAACCGTCGTGCACGGGAACAATAACAAATTCACGATCGAGATCGACGCTCTCGCCCCGGACGCTGGATCGTACGACGTGGAACTCACGTCGAGGACGTTCGCGAGTGGTACCGAACTGAAGGATCACGTGGCGGCGAGGCTCGTCGCGGCGGGGATCACGACGATCGATCAGGTGGATTTCAAGACCGGAACGAATTCCCTCAAGTTTTCAAACGTCGCCACGACACACGATTTCACGTTCAAGTTCAATAGTGGCATCGACGGGTGGTCGACGGACGCGAAGGAGAGGACGACACCCAACCAAGTCTTAGGGTTCACGGCGGCGGATCACGCGTCGCAATCGGGTGTGCTCGACGAGGAAGGTCGCGTGAATTTCGAACACTCGACGAAAACGTACGTCCTGAAAATCTCCACTGGGTCTGATGAATTCAACCAAGACTGTTACACCGATACCCCGTTTTACACGGGCACGCTGACGAACACCACGGTCGATCCGAGCGAACAATTCATGGTGTACTCTGGACAAGACGATGCGGTCTTGCATGAATTCATTCGCGGTCCGCAGAAACACGTGGACAGCCTGCGCTTGCAATGGTTCAGTCGCGAGAACAACAAACTCGTACCGTGCGATTTCAGACACCAAGATCACGGGTTGAAATTCAAAATCACCGGGAATCTCGATCGCACACTGAGTCTGCCAAAGGTGATCGAAGAGGACGTG